ATACCTAATGTTAGTTATAAAACCTTATGTGCCAGTGCTGAAACAATAATATATATATATATATTTAAACATTACAGAATATATATGTATTATATCAAGAATACTATTATGACACTAGAAATGTTTTTATCCATTAGACAAAGATTTGTTACCTTATTAGAAGCTAGTAATAATAGTTATAAATACGTGAGATATTATAGGGAAGAAATCAATAAATACATAGAAGAAGATGAAGAAAATAATCTTTTAAATCATGTACAATTATCTGATGCAAGAATTTTAAAGCAATTGTTGTATATGATGATGGTGATATACACAGAAAAGGGGAAGACAAGGTATCATTCAAATGATGAAATCGCATCACACTTAGAAAAGGATATAAACGCAGATGCGATTACAATTTTGAAGGAAGATAAATATAAAGAACAAAAGATTGTAGAAATAAATAAAATTATAACAATGGAAATAGACGAATCTTATTTTGTGGCACATGAGAAACAATATGGTTATCGAATGAGTATAACATCGGACGCAGTCTCGGAAATAACGGACGAAAATGTGGAACAAGTGTACACGAATTTTCATGGTGTAACAAGAATTTTGGAACCAATGGAAAGATTAAAAGAAAAGTATAAGGAAATAGAAGATTATTTATTTTGTTTGTATTATTGTAATAAGATTGAGATGGAAAGAATGAAATATCCAAATACTTAAAATGGTCGTTTCTCTCTTAATTTATTATTCAGAGAAGGTTATGAAATAAGAAATTTCAACACTATTCTATTTTGACCTTTTGGAATATTAAAAGAAGAGAGAAACCAAAAACAATCCAAACTTTCAAATACTTTTTGTTTGTATAATATAATATGGATCATCCAAAGCTAAACTACCAGTTTCAAGAAAAGGACGCAAGAGATTTTAAGTATTTGAAAACCGTTTCCCCCAAATTTCTCTCTAAGTTGCCATCCCAATTTAGTTTACAGAATAGAATTGGTATTATTTTAGACCAAGGTAATATTGGGTCATGTGTTTCCAACGCATTCGCGTTGTGTATAAACATGTTAACCAATAAACACGTTTTAATTTCCAGGTTGTTTCATTACTACTGTGGAAGGGCTATTGGGGGAGACTCGTCCATATTAGATACTGGACTAAATATTCGAATGGCCGCAAACATAATTCTAAAATTCGGAGCGTGCGCGGAACAAAGGTGGCCCTATGTGACGGCTAATTATTCCGAATTACCTCCATTAGGCGTATTTAAGGCATCCAAATTGTTTAAGAAATACAATTATACATTCATAACACAAGACTTAATTAGTTTAAAAAGCTGTTTATTGGTTAGCAAATCTCCCGTCCTATTTGGTGTTTACCTCTACGATAGTTTCTTCAAAAGCAAAAATGGAGTAATACCGATGCCAAACGTATCCACCGAGCAATTACAAGGCGGTCATTGTATGCTTATTATCGGATATAATGACGCAACGCAAAGGTTTACGTGTGCGAATTCGTGGGGAAGTTCATGGGGGGTTCGCGGACTTTGTTATATTCCATATGCGTATTTATTAGATTCGAATCTTGCGGCGGACTTTTGCCAATTGAACTTTATTTTTTAAATTATAGGTTTTAATAATACTTTTGTTTTCGGGTTTTCTTGTTTCCCCACAAGAAATTTCCATACGTTTTTTTGGTTCTTGGTCTGAAATGTTTTTGTTTTTTTCTTTTCGTATTTTTAAAATACTTAATCGGTTTATTATCATTTTGCTCTCTGGGTGGTTTCGTAATATTGGTCTTGGGTTTTTCTTTTGGTTTAAATGTTGGGTCTCCTGGTTTATAATTTAAAAACCATTCTTCAAACTCTGGGGTTCCACGCAAGTCTTTCATTTCTTTAAATTTGGCAGCCTTCTCTGCTCTCATTTCCTCTACGGATTCCTGTTTCCCGTAGCAAGTGATGCTAAACCGTTGTAATAATCCGTCTTGTTTTAATCTGTTTTTATTTTGAACGTCAAATAAGAATTCCGCCATACATAAAATGCGATTGCTATGACTGCTAAAGTACGGTCGATTGGAATACAAAAAGGCCAAATAAAAGCTGAGCATAGTATCAATGGTGGCAATTTTAACAGATTGGTTTTTTATTTTTATAATGTTAAAGCTATGACACGCCACGGGGGTATAAATAAAGGCGACGGTTCTCGACCCCACTTTAATTTCATAGTGTAAAGGAATAATTTCACCGACGGGTTCTCTCTTTATTATCTTGACATTGTTCACCTTAATATCTTTTAATCGTTCCACTAGAATCTCCGCAGTCGTTTCCGGATTCAATGAAATGACATCAAAATAGGAGGATTCATGTGCGGTGAATTTCGAATTTTTTTTATTTGGCATATAGTTTACATATTGGGAGATGGCAAACCCGCCGAAGAAAACTACCCCTTGATTAATTAACGTGTCCTTAACCACATCCACAAGTTCCGCATTATTAGTAAATTCCTCTTTATTATTCAAAGGTTTTATATTTTTACACGCAGAACGGTCGATAGGATAAAACTTATTTATTAGGGTTAACCGTTTCATCACCTTTTCCCACCTTGAAGTGTCCCCCGCGGGACGACTAAGTTCCAAGTACATGGACATTCTTAAAAAATTAGGGTCGACATGGGAAATACCATTTACACGGACAGATTTCTTTTTTATTGTGTCGAATAGGTCTCGTGGCAGACTAGTAATGTCGGCCATTCCCTGGTAATTCACAAACACTTTATAAGTTCCGTGGTGCTGCCCGCTTCGTGCCTCCACGTCGCTATATCCAAGCTCGTGATACATGTTTGCTAAAGCCTTTGCGTCATTTAATGCGTCGGGAGAAAAAAAGTCATAATCTGGTAAATCAACATCCTGGTTATAAATTTTGTGATCATCTGGTAAAAGAGCATTAATGCTTATTCCTCCATAGCAAACCAGACTCTTTTGTTTTATGAAATTCTCCACAATGGTAATCATTTCCTTTACTTCTGGGGAATTAACCGCGACTTTGGAGACATTTTCCTGTGCTTTATCTACTTGCATTCTTAAAATGGCCAGCTCACAATCGCCGAAACTCATATCTTTAGAACAACCTTTATCCTTCATAATATATAATATGTATATTCAATAGACATTATATTTTTACTAAAAATATATAGCTCACTCTCTCCACCTATATTTTTAAGTATCGAAACTATAGTAATCCGTGCTAACATTACGAGTTTGATACGATAACGCAGGGTCTTGTGGGATTGGGTCTGGAATAGTAATAATTTTATACCGCAACGCCTCTGGTTTTAAACTAAACGCATAGCCAGCACGGTCAAATAAAATCTTGTTCATTTCAAGAAAATTGTCTACCGTCTGATACCTCATGGCAATCATTTGACAACCTGCGTCTCTACAGAAGGGTCCGCTTGGGTTAGGTGGGTCCGGCCCTTCGTCTGGAAATACAATGGACATGAATCTTTTATTATATTCTCTCAATTCATTCAAGTCCGGATTGTTTTTCACATCGCTATAAGTAAGAGCCCTCATGAAGATGGAACTACTTGTTAAATTCACATACTCGAGTAATTCTTGATTATCCAAAAACGCAACACTTCCTGGACTACCTCGGTCCACAATGAGAATAATTTTACCTTGAAATGACATGAGCGGTTGTTCCCCTAAATTGGTGCCGGCATTTTCAAAACTGAATTCTTTACCAAGCATTTCATTGTCATATGATTTAAAGATGGTTACCAAATTATTATACATTTCTGCGTTATTGGACATGAACCTTAAGTGTATTAAAATAGGGTCCATTGAGTTGGGCGCAGTGCTGCCAGAGAACGCATAATTTTTTATGGTGGTCATGACATCACTAAAGTCAACTGAATTATACGTCTCTTTGGTATAATAATTATCGGAAGTACTGGTTGCCACTACGGGCCGGTTGTTAACAGAGTATACTTCAAAATCCAGACATCGAACTCCTTCCTTTATTACGGCTTTTAGATTACATATATTTACAAAGTCATTTTTATAGCTTCCTCCAGAACAAGCGTTATACGCGGTTTTAATATAATAATCATTTAAATTGTAACCACAATCCGGGTCATTTGAACTTAACGAACTGATATTTGGAGCAATGGTGCTATACAAGGTATTCATATAGTCACATTCTTTGTTTTCCAATTTTGAAATATAGATAGCGTACAGAATTGCTAAAATAACAACCACTATAAATCCAACGGATGCCAAATATATTATGAAATTGTTTTGTCTTTGTAAATCAAGATTTGGTTTGGTCGACATTTTATAATAACTTATTATTTTTAATTTTTTTTAAAAACTTAAAAATCTGCTTCTCTCTATTTTTTAGGATTTATTTGATTTTGTTTTGGAGTTTCTTCGAATTCGTTTATGACGCCTACGAGTCAATAAGTGTTTACTCTTGGGTGGGGTTTGGGGTTTTGAAACATTAGGGTTGTAATTGAATTGTTTGTAGACTCGGTTTAGATATTTGTCATCAAATATTTTGTAGGTTGGGGTTAAGGACTTGGTCGTTTCATGAATGGTTACCTTAATTTTAGGGGTATACGATTTCGGTAATTTGTTTATTAAAGTTACGTTTTTTTCATTCGACACATCGTTATAATAAATAAACTCCAAATCGGTAATATTTAACAAAAGCTGCGAGGTGGTTCTTACAAATTTCAAATGCTTACTGGTTAGGGTTGGGTTATGTTTTTGGGTTAAATGTTTGCTTCTATACGGATGAAACCTTGGATCAATGTTGGAATAATTTTTATTCATTACCGATAACAATTGGTCTTCATTTTTTACCTTTTTCAGTTCTTCTTCGACTATTTTTTGTCTCAAAAAAGAAGAAACACCTTTTTTTCCTTTCGTATAACCAGCGTCGGTTTCTTCCCCATCATTGCTTAAGACTACATTGTTTTTATGATTTTGTTTAATGGAGAATTCCTTTTCAGCCTCTTCAATTTGGTAACATTTTCCTTCCGCTACCAATAACGTATGTCCTTCAATCATCTTAAAATAACGGTATTGTTTTAATAGCTTCTCCACAGTTTCTTTTTCACATAAAAGGTTGTGAAATACATTTCCTTTGGTCGTATGATGTTTTAAGTAATCTGGGTCCTTTCTTACTCTACTTCTAACGGACACACTATGAGGATTGTATAGAGAAGAATTGACCATGGCGCATCCTTTTTCGTTCAAACCTTCCATCCAATTTGTTTCCATGTCCTTAAAATAAACCATTTCAATTCCATTCACAATCTCATGTATTATTTGTATTTTCGGCTTATAAGTACGGTCGCGATTTTTGGCTAGAATCGTTTTTCCATTAATTTTTGTATATAATATAACGCACATGTTGTATGTTATATATTACTAATATTAATAATTTAAAATTTAAATAACTGATTATATTAAACCAGATTAAAAAATGGCAGGCGGTCTTATGAATCTTGTCTCCGAAGGACAACAGAATATTATTCTGAACGGTAATCCTAGTAAAACCTTTTGGAAATCGACATATCAAAAATATACCAACTTTGGAATTCAGAAATTCCGCGTAGATTTTGAAGGTGCTCGTACACTTCGTCTGTCCGAAGAATCCAAATTTACGTTTAAAATTCCGAGATATGCGGACTTATTAATGGACTGTTATTTAAGTATGGAATTACCAAACATATGGTCTTGTATTATGCCTCCGCAACTCACCACAAATCCAGATGGAACCACTTTTTATACCGATTGGGCACCGTATGAATTTAAGTGGATTGATAACCTAGGAGCAATTATGATTAGCGAGATATTAATTACTTGCGGCAATCAAACACTACAGCAATATTCTGGACAATACTTACTTTCAGCGGTTCAGAGAGACTTTAGTGCGGACAAAAAAGTTCTTTTTAGTGAAATGATTGGAAATATACCTGAACTAAATGACCCCGGAAATGCTGGAACACGAACTAACTCTTACCCGAACGCATACTACACTGCGAGTCCCGCTGGCCCTGAGCCATCTATACGCGGGAAAATATTATATGTTCCTATTAACGCATGGTTTGGAATAAAATCGCAAATGGCATTTCCTTTAGTATCGCTTCAATACAATGAATTACACATTACCGTAACCATGAGACCAATAAATGAAATGTTTCGTATTCGTGATGTATTTGATTACGTCAACAATTTCCCCTATATTGCTCCTAATTTTAACCAATTTTACCAACAAATGTACCGTTTTCTACAACCGCCTCCAGATATCGAATTAGGGCCTACTTCCTATCTAGACACACGAACCATTTGGAATTCGGATATTCATTTAAATTGTACCTACTGTTTTCTCTCTAACGATGAAGTACAGTTGTTTGCTAAAAACGAACAAAAGTATTTATTTAAACAAGTTCACGAATCGGTATTTTATAACGTGACTGGGGCCAATAAAATCCAACTGGATTCGATTGGGTTAGTCACAAGTTGGATGTGGTTTTTTCAAAGAAGTGATGCGAATTTACGAAACGAATGGACCAATTATTTTAATTGGCCTTATAATTATATTCCTAATGATTTGGTACAAGCCCCGACTCAAGGTACCGTTGTCGTACCAAACTGGAATGCGCCTCCCGACGAAGTCAGCGTAGGTCCAGGAGTGAACCCGGACGGTTTATTAACAGGCCTCATGATATGTAGTGATTATAGTATGCAAAATACGAAACAAATTTTGTTAGTTCTTGGCATATTATTAGATGGACAATATAGAGAGAATTTACAACCCGCGGGGATATATAACTTTATTGAGAAATACGTGCGAACCTCGGGAAACGCACCGGATGGGCTTTACTGTTATAACTTTTGTTTACACACAACTCCTTATGACTTACAACCCTCCGGGGCCATTAATATGAATCGGTTTAATACAGTGGAAATGGAATTCACCACTATTCTACCGCAGCTCGACCCATTGGCTCAAGTGTTGACGATTTGTGATCCGAATAGTGGGGATATTATTGGGATTAATAAACCCACTTGGCGAATTTTCGATTACAATTTCAATATGTATTTAATGGAAGAACGCATCAATGTGGTTCACTTTGTGGGGGGTAATTGTGCACTAATGTATGCGACTTAACGTAATCGTTGTTTCCTCATTGGTTTACGTTTTCTTTTGCCGCCACTTACACTGGTTGATGCACTACTATCAACCGAATTTCTCTTTTCCTCATTTGAAACATTTAAAATTTTGGAGGTTTTAAACAAATTACCGGTTCCCCAAAGACCAATAACAACAAGTACAAATAATCCAAAGAAAACATATGCTCCATTTATTTTCGTCATTTTTATGTTTTAATATATAATTGAAAAATAAAATAAATAAATCTTGTTATTTCTGGAAGAACTAATTAACGGCGAGGCTTTCTTCTCAATTTGTGTTTTCTTTTACCACCTTCTTTTTTCTGTGTGAACTTCGGTTTTTGTGGTTCCCATAAATATTCATTTCCTTTAGACCCATGACTTACATCTGTTGGCCTTTTAAGACCCGAGTTAATTTTGAAATAAATGAGATACATGACTATTAAACATCCAATAATTATAACATATCCCCAGGGGTTAAAATTTAAAGCCATTTTATAATTGTTTTTAATATATATAATTTAAATATAAAATTAAATCGCTTAAAGAAGATATAATCATTAATTACAAAAATGCTAAAAAACGATGTTGACACGGAGTGGAGCCAATTTCTACTTACCAATACCGCGGAGGACAATGATAGTGGAGACTCGTCCGCAGAAGAAGAACCCTCTTTTACAGGGTTTCCCAACTCTTCTCAATTGATATTCGACAGCGATTCGTCTCCAGAAACCCCTAAGGCAACTCCAATCTATATATCAACTAAAACCAAATTGGCTTATTTAACCAATCCAATTGTTTTGAAAGATACTTTCTGGAGTGTTCCCGTCATGGACTACGGTATTCCACAAAATGGAGTGATTAAAAAACAAATGAAATTTAACTCATTGGAACCAGAAGAGTTACAATTCATTGTCGCCAAGTTAGCAAATGAAAACCATTACGACGAGCACGTAATAACGCACATTGACAATCCATTTGGGCGAGTAAAATTTAAAGATATTCGCAAATTAAGTATTGGAATTTGTAAAAAGGACCTGATGAGTTATCGATGCAAACAAAAGAGTGCGTTTTACAATTGTTTTGTTTTGATTTTTAGAATTAAAATTCAAGACAACTTTAAAGATTTTCACGTCAAAATTTTCAACACTGGCAAGATTGAAATTCCTGGAATTCAGTCAGAGGAAACTTTCCAAATAATCTTGAACATGGTACTGACCACCTTACGGCCATTTTGTGGAGAAGAACTTAGTTATAAGCCTAATAACATTGAAACGGTTTTAATCAATTCCAACTTCAACTGCGGGTTTTATATTAACCGAGAAATTCTTTATGACACGTTGCGATTTAAATACAATATTCAGGCCATTTATGACCCATGTTCGTATCCAGGAATTCAATGTAAATTTTATTTCAATCCGGAAGTAGAGCATCAAAGCGGCTCGCAGATATCGGAGGCGAATCGCTCCATTTACAAGAATATTATCGAGGTGTCATTCATGATTTTCAGAACCGGAAGCGTACTAATCGTCGGCAGATGTGATGAGAATGTGCTATTATACATTTACGAGTTTTTGAAAATTGTGTTAAACAATGAGTTTCGCCACATTTGTCAGAAGAATGTCAAGATGAATGGGGAGGTGGATCCGAATTCATTTCAAAGTCACAATAAAACCAAACCGCCAAAAAAGATTCGCCGCAAATGTGTAACAATTGTGACCGATTGTATATAATATGAGTTTTTTTCACAGGGCATAATAGGGTTACGTATTTATATATT